CATCATGCTTATGCTTGCTGGTCGTGGCGCAGGTAAGACTTACACAGCTTCCAACTGGATTGGACAGCGTGCGGCTGTTTACAATGGAACGCGCTGGTTGGTCACAGCCCCTACCTCCAACGATATCCGGGCAACTTGTTTTGAGGGCGACTCTGGTCTTTTAAACATCATCCCCAACGAGCTAATCGAAACCTACAACAAATCGTTGTTTGAGATTACGCTCAAGAACGGCTCGATCATCCAAGGTATCCCAGCATCAGAACCAGAGCGTTATCGTGGTAAGCAGTTCCATGGTGGCTGGTATGACGAGCTTGCTGCGTTTGATTACCTTGATGATGCATGGGATCAAGCACAGTTTACCATGCGTCTGCGTGACCCGCGCATCTCACGAGTCCAGCAGATCATCACCACCACACCAAAACCACGAGAGTTGATCGTGGACTTGAACGAGGGCAAAATTGGTGGCGATGTGTATGTGGTTAATGCCAGCTCGTATGAGAACAGACAAAACTTATCTTCATCGTTCTTCAAAGCATTGGAAACCTATGAAGGCACCGACCTTGGTAAACAAGAGATTTATGGCGCGATCCTTGACCCCGAAGATGCGGGTATTGTCAAACGCAAGTGGTTTAAGCTTTGGCCAGCCAAAAAGCCATCGCCAACGCTGGAGTATGTAATTGCCAGCTACGACCCCGCCACCTCAGAGAAAACTGCCAATGACCCAACGGCATGCGGTGTGTTTGGGATCTTTGAGAATCAAGATGTGGGAACTTGCGTCATCTTGCTTGATGCATGGGATGGACATCTTGGTTACCCAGAGTTGCGTCGCAAAGTGATTGAGGATTACAAAGAGGTGGTGTACGGAGCAGACAACGACTTTGCTAAGGGACGAAAGGCAGACTTAATTTTGATGGAAGATAAGTCCGCTGGTATTTCTTTGATTCAAGAGTTGCAAGGGTCGGGTACTCCTGTGCGAGGATATAACCCAGGGCGTGCTGACAAAGTGCAGCGATTAAACATTGTGGCACCGCTGATTGCCAAAGGTAAAGTCTACATCCCAGAAGATCCTAAGAAACCTAGTGAAGTGGCAGAGTGGGCTAAACGCTTCATACGGCAGGTGTGTTCGTTTCCAGAGAGCGGTGGGCATGATGACTATGTGGATGTGCTTTCGCAAGCCTTGCGTGTTCTAAGGGACTCTGGATGGATCCAGCTTGATTACCTACCATCTCGGGGCTATGAGTATGTGGATGACGAGCTAAGAAAGAAAAGATATAACCCCTATGCAGTTTAGGGCGAACACCCCGTTATTTTTGCATAAGTAGTTATAGATATGGCGATAAACCCAATTAAAACCCCACAAGAGATGCTTCTTCAGTCCGCTGGTATCCCAGCGCTGGCAGCGGGAGGACAACCTCCTTTAGCACAACAGCAAGCTGCTTTGGCAATGAATGCTCTAGGCGGGGGAGCGGGATCTGGAAAAATGGCACCGCCCGATATGCCAGCAGATGTACAGATGCCAATGTATCATGGGCAACCCGAATTTTATTATTTTCAAGATCCCAGTCCAGTAAAATATTATCGCAGAGGCACAATACCTAAGCATACAACTAAAGAAGGTTTGGAAACATTGCCAAGCCAAGTTGATGCTAATCAGTTGCGTAACTGGATTAGCGTAATGCGTGCTGGAGAAAAATATGGAGTACCACAACTTTCTCCAGAGCAACTAACTGCCATGTTGTTTAAAGAAGGCAGAACAAATCTAGGGTATAATCAGTTTAATTATCGTGATCCTAAATCACTTGATATTTATCGCAATGTTGTAAAAGAAGGTTACGATCCAGCTGCTGCAGGATTTGGATCAGCAATTTATGATGCCCATCAAAAAGCAAAACAATTTGGTGGTGATCCAATGCGCTATTGGTTTGGAACTGGTGTTAGTGAAGATAAACAAACTAGTCCAGAATATGTGCAAGGAATGAAAAACAATATGCAGTATGTTTATCATCCTAAAAATGCAGAGCTGGTAAATGTTGTTAGAGATGCGTATAATAATCCAGTTCCTCCCCCACCAATACCCGTTAGTGATAAAGACCCAACCGATACTCCACCCATAGTAAATGCAATTGCAAATACAGACATGCCACAACCTACAGTAGGTTCTGCCATGTTTAAAAAAGGTGGTAAAGTAAAACCCTTTCGTGACATGAGCAAAGTTCTCATTCAAAAACATCTTGGAAAATAATTAATGGCACAAGCACCAAAACTTCCTATTCAAGCTGGAGCTAACTTGGCATCACTCGAACACGATGAGGATGTTGAGCAAGGTATGGAAAACGAAGACGAAATTGATACCTATGAAGAAGTTACTGGTTTAGATGATGAGGACAATTTAGAAAGCGATGTCATTGAATTAGATGACGGCTCGGTTATTGTTAACTTTAAACCAACCGAAGGTCCGCTAAAAGATCCAGAGTTTTATGAAAACTTGGCAGAGACTTTTGATGAAGATCTGTTACTGGGTTTAGCTAATGATTTTTTAGAACTGATCGAGGTTGATCGGGAAGCACGCAAAGAGCGTGACAAACAATACGAAGACGGTTTACGCCGTACTGGTTTAGGTAAGGACGCACCTGGAGGCGCAACCTTTGATGGTGCCTCTAAAGTCGTTCACCCTGTCATGGCAGAGTCTTGCGTGGACTTTGCTGCATCAGCAGCTCGTGAACTATTACCACCAGAGGGTATTGTAAAATCCAATATTCGTGGTGAAGATAGCGACAAGCGTACTCAGATTGCCGATCGTAAAGCGAACTTTATGAACTGGCAGTTAACTGAGCAAGTTCAAGAGTATCGTGATGAGATGGAGCAGATGCTCACTCAGTTGCCGCTCGGTGGATCGCAGTATTTGAAGTGGCGTTACGACTACGAACAAAAACGCCCAATGACAGAGTGGGTTCCAATTGATAACATTTTGTTACCATACGCCACAACCAACTTCTACACTTCAGCTCGTATTACTGAAGTGCAAGACATCACAGAAGATATTTTTAAACAACGCATAGATCAAGGTATCTATCGTGATTTAGATAGCGCTTACATTGCTGAAGTAGACATTGACCAAGAAACACAGTCACAAAAAGCCAATAACAAAATTGAAGGCAAAGATATGCCTTCGAAGAATGTGGATGGTGTGCGTCGTGTTTATGAAATTACTTGTTTCTTACGCTTGGATGAAGATCCAGAGACAGACGGTAGACGCGCCCCTTACATTTTAACTATCGATGACTCTACTTCAAGAGTCCTAGCACTTTACAGAAACTGGGCATACGGCGATGAAAAGCTTACGAAACTGGATTGGTATGTTGAGTTCAAGTTTATTCCTTGGCGTGGAGCTTACGCTATTGGATTGCCTCACCTTATTGGTGGCCTTTCTGCTGCTCTTACCGGGGCTTTGCGTGCTTTACTTGATGCTGCTCACATCAACAACAGCCAAACAATGCTTAAACTCAAAGGTGGCCGCATTGGAGGACAGTCTGACCGAATAGAGCCAACTCAAGTTATTGAGATTGAAGGCGCTCCTGGTGTAGATGATGTGCGTAAGTTGGCAATGCCACTGCCATTTAACCAGCCATCTTCTGTTTTGATGTCGCTTTTGGGTTGGTTAACTGATGCAGCTAAGGGCGTAGTTACAACATCTGAAGAAAAAATCAACGATGTTAACTCTAACGCACCAGTTGGTACGACTCAAGCACTGATTGAGCAAGGCGCTAAGGTATTTTCTAGCATTCATGCACGCTTGCACCGTTCACAAGCCAAATCTTTGGAGATTCTGTCACGAATCAACCACTGGTATTTGGAAGAAATGGACAACAACTCTGGTGAAGAGATTGAAATTCGTGATTTTGCGATCAATAATGACATTCGTCCCGTATCTGATCCCCACATTTTCTCTGAAACACAGCGTTTAGCCCAAGCACAAGCGATTTTACAGCTGGCAAACAGCGCACCACAGCTCTATGACTTGCGTCAAGCGCATGTTCGGGTATTAAAGCAACTTAAAATCCCCAATATCCAAGAAATTTTACCAAATCCAGACGGAGTTAAAGAATCTAACCCCGCTTTGGAAAATGTTTCCATGGTTATGGGTCGTATGGCAGCAGCTTTCCCCGACCAAGACCATTTAGCACACATCAAAGTTCACTTAATGTTTGCTTTGGATCCAAATTATGGTGGTAGCCCAATTATTGGTGCTCAATTTGCTCCAGCGTTGCTTGAGCACATCAAACAACACATGACTTTGCACTATTTACAGTCCATGCGCAACCATGTTGCCGAGGTTGCTGGTGGCGAGGACATTTTAAAGCTCAACGAAGAGCGTCCGATGGATCAAACCAGCGAGCAAGTGCTTGGATTGGCATCACAGTTGGTTGCACAAGATAGTGCAAGAGACTTCCAGTCGTTCATGCCAGTGATTCAGAAGTTGGCACAACAAGTTCAGCAGATGCAACAGCAACAAATTGAACAGCGTGCCCTTGCTGACCCAACTGCACAAGTATTAATGAAGACCCAGATGGCAGAGACTCAGCGTAAAGCTCAAGAGGCTCAAGCTAAGTTACAATTTGAGAACCAGTCACAGCAACAAGACTTCCAAATTAAGTTGGCTGAGTTGCAAGCTAAGGTTCAAGAGCTACAAACCAAGTACAGCACCCAAACCAATATCGACAATCAGCGTAATGCTACCGATATTGCTATGGCAAACATCAACAACTCTGCTAAAGAGCGGATTGCTATGATTCAAGCCAATGCACAGATGAGCCAGCAACAAGTTGCTTTAGATGCTGAGCAAAATATGTCTGCTATGGATGCAATCAACGCAGCTGATCAAGATATTCGTCAGCATGGTTTGGCAGTTCAACAGCAAGCGTTTAATCAGCAAGCTCAGATGGTTGAGCAACAGATTGCCGCTCAGCAATCAGCACAGCAACACGCTCAACAGTTACAACAAGCAGCAGAACAGCATCAACAACAAATGGCTCAAACACAACAGCAACAAGCTATGCAACAACAACCACAACAACCACCCACTGAGGAACAACAATAATGGCAAAAGATGAATTAGGTTTTCGTCAAACCTACAAACAAATGGGCAAGCAAAGCTCTGGCGGCGGCCCAGAAGATAAATCTTTAGATAATGGCCCATCGGGCTCACATCGTGACAACAACTGGAAGATCGGTGCTAAGCAAGCTAAGATGGCTAAAGACTCTAAAGTTGGCCCAGATAAGAATCTGAACGAAATTGGCGGCGGAAATTTCTACTAAAAAAAATTCTGTGAAAAGAATCAATCCTAAAACAGGTAAATTTTTTAAACGTGGCGATTTACGTGGTGATGGGTTTGCGTTCCACCATTATCGATACGATCGCCCTTTAAAAGATGGATACTTAACAGAGGCTTGGTATAGCCCTGCAGCTTTTTCCCAGCAAAACTTAGGAATGGCAAAATGCAGGGAAAGAAACAGAGACAAAGCTCGTAAAGAAACAAGAAAATGGCAAATAGCTAATCCAAGTAAAGTTTGTGCTTATACAAGAAATAGGCGCGCAACAAAAATTAACAGAACGCCAACTTGGCTTACAAAAGAACACCATCTTCAAATAGAGGGTTTTTATTTACTTGCAAAAGAAATGGAAAAGCAATTTGGGAAAAAATATGAAGTTGACCACATTGTTCCACTTAAAGGCAAAACTGTGTCGGGATTGCATGTACCTTGGAATTTACAGATATTAACTAAATCTGAAAATTGTTCAAAAAACAATAGTTTTTAGGGCGGAATATTCCGCCCATTTGCATAAGTAGTAGTATGAGGGACTTAATTTCAGAATTAATTAGCCGCTTGAAAGAAGCGGACAAAGATACAACCGAAGTCCTAGCTTCCGGTTCCAATATCCATAACTTTGATTCTTATCAAAGAGTATTGGGTACTCGAGATGGTTTAAAGCAAGCCATGTCGATCCTAGAAGCCCTCCTAACCGAGGATGATGAACAAGAGTAAGCCGTAACGGCTTTAAGGAGCACTGAATAGTGTTTGATGTAAAACAAAAAGACGAACCAGATTTGCGTTCGGAAGCAGAATGCTTTCCAAATGTAGATCCAGGTGTTGAAGTAGCTGGAGATCGAGTATTGGTGCAGTTACGCCGAGAAAAGACCACCAGTAAAGGCGGAATCATCCTAGTGGATGAAACCAAACAAACCCTACGTTTCAATGAGACTGTAGCCAAGGTAATCCAAATTGGTCCCCTTGCATATAAGTCGCCCGATAACCTAGAGCCTTGGATTGAAGGCCCATGGTGCAAAGTTGGCGATTTGGTAAGGACAATTAAATACGGCGGTGATCGTTTTGTTGTTCAGCCCGATGATGATGGTGCCCCAGTGGTGTTTATTACCATTCAAGCACGTGAAATCATCTCTCGCA